CCAGCAATTCAAAACGAAAACTATGTTAGAGTTTGGACGAGACCTGTTGACCAATACGCTAGAAACTATTCTAACTTTGACATTTCATTGGCACCAATTAAAAACCATATATTCAATAGAATGAAATCACAATTGAAGGTTATTGAAGCAGGATTTTATAAGAAAGCGTTAATTGCGTCGAATGTTGGACCTTATACCATTGACTTGAAACACGCATTGGATAAAGGTCAGTTTACCGATGGAAACGCATTGTTGGTTAACGAAACTAACAATCATAGTGATTGGGCAAAAAACATTAAAAAGTTGGTTGAAAATCCAAATATGATTACCGATCTTGGTGAGAGATTATATGAAACGGTAAAAGACAAATATGACCTTAATATTGTGACAAAAAATAGGGCGGAATTTTACATATCCTTAATAAATTAAATTATGATTAACATACCAATAACAAAAATTTTATTTATCGACATTGAAACAGTTGGTGGTTGTAAAGACTACCAAAGTTGTAGAGAAACAAACCCAACTGTATCAAACCAATTTGAGAAATACTTTGATTGGTTTCTTAAAAGATTCCCCGAAGACAAGATAACTGACATGATGTCCACTGAAGAACACATGGATGAGGTATTTCAACGAAGATCGGCATTAGTTCCTGAGTTTGCAAAAATTGTATGTGTATCTATGGCATTTGTTTTAGATAACGGAGACGTTAAAAAACAAACATTCTCTGGTAATGATGAGAAAAAACTTCTTATTGATGTAAGAAACCTATTGGATCGTTGTCATAAATTAGATTTTTACCTATGTGGGCATAACCTTAAAAACTTTGATATCCCTATGTTGGCAAAACGAATGATTATAAACGGAATTATGCCATCCAAGATTCTCCCATCTTATGATACAAAGCCTTGGGAGGTTAAAGCTATAGACACAAAGGAAATTTGGCAATACGGATCATATACCTCAATTGGGTCATTAGATTTAATGTGTGCTTGTTTAGAAATTCCAACACCAAAAGACGGAGAAATTAATGGTGGAATGGTTCATGCCGCATATTGGGACCATAATAGATTAAAAGAAATTTCGGAATATTGTGAACGAGATGTTGACGTATTAATTGATACAATAATGAAATTAAAAACATTACAATGATAGAAGATGAAAATATAAATGAAGATGACATTAATAGTTTAATAAGATTATTAGATGACATGGACGATATTGATGATGGTGAAATTGATTACAAAACAATAATGGACTCTTTCGGTATTGATTTAAAAGACTTGGAGGACGACATGGATAATTACATCCCACAACTTGATTTAGGTTATAGAAAATCAAATCCTGATGCCATAACACCATCATACGCATATCAGTCTGATTCTGGTATGGATTTATGTTCCTCAGAAGATATTTGGATATTTGGGTTTGATAGAAAGTTAATACCAACAGGGATACATTTGGATATTCCTGAGGGACATGAAATACAAATAAGATCAAAAAGTGGTTTAGCGTTAAAACAAGGGTTGATGGTTTTAAATTCTCCGGGAACCGTAGATCAAAATTATACCGGAGAGATACAAGTTATCTTATTTAACACAACAAAAGATAGAATTAAAATACAAAAAGGACAAAAAGTGGCACAAGCTGTATTATGTCCAGTTGTTGCCGGAAAATGGGTTAACCTTATTGAGAAAGTTGAATTAACACCCAAAGATAGGGAAGATAAAGGTTTTGGAAGTACTGGTTTATGATTACAATAGTTTACTCAACACATAAGGACCAAGAATACAATAACAAATTTAAACAACATTTGTTACAAAACGTTGGCGTTAAAGATGTTCAGATTTTAGAATACGTTAATCATAACCAATATTCTTTATCTAGTGTTTATAATTCAGGGATTACAGAATCAATTTATGATATTGTTGTTTGTTGTCATAATGATATAAAACTTGAAAAAAATTGGGGCAAAAAATTGTTAAACGATTTTTCTAATAACCCCGAATTCGGTATAATTGGAAAAGCCGGATCTTGTTATTTTCCTGACACTGGAGTTTATTGGGATAGGATGCACTACACAATGGTGGGTCAAGTTTATCACCATCCGGAAGGTCAAAAAAAATGGATAAACAAATACTCACCAAAATTACCATTCTTAATTCCCGTTGTTACAATTGATGGGTTATTTATCGCATTTGATAAAACAAAAATCAAACATACTTTTGATGAGACGATTGGTAAGTTCCACTTTTACGACCACCTATTCTGTTTGCCAAATTATTTGGATAACGTTAAATTAGGTATAACCTCATCATTTGAAATAACTCACGAATCTGTTGGTCAACCAAATAAAGAATTTTATGATAGTAAGGTAAAGTTCCTTGAGAAGTGGGGTTACGTATTACCATTGGATCTTAAACCATCCGAAGTTTATGTTCCACAAGTAAAATACAAACCAATAAAAAATGTTGGTAAAGTTGCGGTAATCATACCAACGAAAGGTAAGGTGGAGATGTTAAAAGAATGTGTCGACTCAATTCACAAATATTGTGATTCAAACCTATATGATATTTTTATTGCGGATACAGGATCAACAGATGAGGAAAAAAATTGGATTAAAGAAAATATTAAATCTATAACTCTAATTGAATATGATTATTACAATTATGCCAAAATAAATAATGATGTCGTAAAAAATTTACCAAACAATTATGAATTTTTATTATTCTGTAATAACGATATTGAGTTATTAAATGATGTAATTTCAGGAATGTTAAAAACATTCAAAACAAAAGATAGGGTTGGTACCGTTGGGTGTCGATTACATTTTTCAAACAACACAGTACAACACGATGGTATTTCAATCATTCTGAGACAAAAACATAAGGCATATACATTAGACCATTTAAATAGGGAAACATATTATAAATTTAATACGGGTATTGATGAGGTTGGCGGAAACACCGCAGCGTTAATGATGGTAAGAAAAAAAGTTTTTGAAACTATGGGTGGCTTTAACGAGTCCTTTAGACATTGTTATGAGGATGCGATTTTAGGTTTACAACTTATAAAAAATGGGTATTATAATTATTGTAATGGAGAATGTGTTGCTTATCACCACGAATCTCAAACAAGAGAAGTTGAGAACAATAAGCTAGAAATGATGCAAGATTTTAATGAACATGTTTACCCATTTATTAAAGAAAATTTTGAAAAATTTAAAAAATACACAGTAATTACTAATTAGTATGGAACCTTTTATTACATTTATTATCCCCTCACTTAACAGATCAACAATCACAAGAACCGTAGATTCGTTATTAAACCAAACAAATCCAAATTGGAACGCAATTATATTATATGATGGCGTTGTTGGGAAAGGATTTGAAGACGAAAGAATAAAAACTTTAGAGATACCAAAAACAGGTTTGGTTGGCCCGGCAAATGGTCAATCAGGTTTGGTTAGAAACGTAGGAATTAAAATGGTTAAAACAGAATGGATTGGATTTTTAGATGATGATGACACAATAGACGTAAATTACATCTCAACACTAAGTGAAAAATATTTAGAAAATGATTTTGTTGTTTGGAGAATGAAATATCAAAATGGTTTGGTGTTACCACCACAAAAAATTAAAGACATTATTTTTGGTCGTGTTGGAATATCTTTTTGTTACAAAAATAAATTTGATAACTTATTATTTGATAATAATCGAGATGGAGAAGACTTTGATTTTTTAATGAAGTTAAAAAAATTAACAGATAATTGGGTTATTACTCCTGAGGTATATTATAACGTAAGACACTAATGAAAATAACAGAATTTTTTGATAAAACATATTGCGTAAATTTAGATCGTAGACCAGATAGGTGGAGTGAATGTGTTGTTGAATTTGAAAAAAACAAACTAACAAACGTTAATAGATTTAAAGCTGTAGACGGAAAAGAGTTAACCCAAACTTCATCAGGTTTTATGACACCATCAAGGTTGGCATTAGTTTTAACAAACATACAAATATTAGAGGAATCAATTCAAAATGGTTATAACTCAATATTAATATTAGAGGACGACGTTGAGTTTGAAAAACAAGTTGGGGACATGGACGAATATTTTAATATGTTACCAAAAGATTGGGATATGTTATATTTTGGTGGGAACCATAATACACATATGGGAATAAAACCTCCATTAATAGTAAATGAAAAAGTTTGCAAATTACATAACACATTTAGCACTCACTGTGTTGCAATAAATAAAAAATCATTTAATGTTATATTAGAAAGATTAAAAAAATACGATAACGCATTAGATGTGATATATTCTGAATTACAAAAATCATTAAATGTTTATTCTTTTTACCCTGTAATTGCAACCCAAAGAGTTAGTTTTAGCGATATAGAAAATAAGGTCACAGATTATAAATGGTTGATAAAGTAATAAATAATATAACATACACTGATAATGAAAAATAATTTAAAAATAGTAGTTAATATCATTGCAACAAATAAATACATTTTCTTTTTGGATAAGTTAATACCGTCCATTGAAAATTTTTTTTTACCAAGTGTTAGTAAAACTTATTTAATTCATACGGACCAAGAAGACATTAAAATTGAGGGTGATCACATAATCCATAAAGTGGATCATAACCCTTGGCCTAGCTCAACCTTACACCGGTTTAAATTTTTCAATGAATGTGAGGAAATTATTTCTAATTATGATTATTCATTTTATATTGACGCTGATAGTTTGTTTGTTGGTCAGATAAACCCTGAAGATATATTATCTAATATTATTGGTACGTTACACCCTTATTTGGGGAATGGTGAAGGTACACCCGAAAGAAACCCAAATTCCACCGCATACATTACAAATGGGGAAAGTAATCAATATTTTTGTGGTGGATTTTTTGGTGGAATCAGTTCCGAATTTTTAAACCTATCAAGAACGATTGAATCTAACATCAATAAAGACCTAAAAAATGGTATTATTGCAATATGGCACGATGAATCTCATTTAAATAGGTATTTTTTAAATAACACACCAACATTAATTTTACCTTTAGGTTATGCCGCAGATGAAAACCATAAACACGATCATAGTAAAATATTTTTTTTAGATAAACGAAAATATGGTGGGTTTGAATATTTTAGAAATTAAGTTATGGTAACAATATTACTAGCAACATATAACGGTGAAAAATTTATTAAAAAATCAATTGAGTCCATATTAAATCAGACTTTTAAAGATTTTGAATTATTAATTGGGTTTAATGGTACAACAGACAACTCAAAAGAAATTGTAAATAAATTTAACGATGGTAGAATTAGAATATTTGATTACGGTGATGAAAAGGGTAAATCAAAAACATTAAACAAACTATTAATAGAATCAAAATATGGTTGGATTGCCATACAAGATGATGATGATATTTGGGTTACCACTAAATTAGAAAAACAATTAAATTATATTAATAATTATGATGTTATAGGAACTTTTATTAACTATATAGATAGTAACGATATTATCATAGGATCCCCTTTATTATCAACACAAGATGAAGATATTAAGAAAAATTCATTTTTGGGTGTAAATCAAATTGCTAATACTAGTGCGATTTTTAAAAAATCAGACTCTTTAGAAATTGATGGGTGGAGAGAGGATTTGGACGGGATTGAGGATTATGATTTTTGGTTAAGGTTAATGAGAAATAATAAAACATTTTTTAATATACCAGAAAATTTATTGTTACATAGAGTACATAGTAATAGTAATTTTAACACTAAACAATACGATTTAACTAAAATATTATGATAACAACAAAACTACAAGGAGGGTTGGGTAATCAATTATTTCAATGGGCAGTCACTAGAAATCTTTCAATTAAATACAATACCGAATATTATTTTGATTTAACACATATTGGTAAAAGTAGTTTTGATGTGAATAGTCGAGGAATGGAATTAGATAAATTCAAAAATATAATAATTAACTCCTCAACAAATAATACACAACTAAACAGAGTTATTGACAATTTTACATACAAAGAAATTAACGATAACTCATATTTAGATGGTTATTGGCAGTCTGAAAAATATTTTAAGGAAAACAAAAAAATAATTAGAGAAGAATTAAGTATACCTGAAAATTTAAAAGAATATTTTTTTAAAAAATATATATTTTTAAATGAACCGACATTATGTATTCATGTTAGAAGAGGTGATTATTTAAACCTACCAGATCACCACCCGACACAAACAATTAATTATTATAAAGATGGTTATGACATAATAAACAATAACAATATAAATGTTGCAATTTTTTCTGATGATATAAATTGGTGTAAAAACAATTTAAATTTTAATAACATCAATTATATTGAAAATGAAGGTAATATTAATGACTTATATATGATGTCGTTATGTGATCATAATATAATATCAAACTCAACATTTAGTTGGTGGGGAGCTTGGTTAAATAATAACATAAATAAAAAAATAATATCACCATCTATTTGGTTTGGGAAATTATTGGACGTTCCCACTAATGATATTTATTGTGATAATTGGATAAAAATATGAAAATAGTAGTAACAGGTGGTTCTGGTTTGGTCGGTAATCACTTAAAAAAAATTATGCCAAATGCGACTTTTCTTTCATCAAAAGATTATAACTTAATTTTAGAATCGGAAGTAATACGATTATATAAAGAATTAGAACCTGACTATGTGGTACATCTCGCCGCAAGGGTAGGCGGAATAATTGATAATATTAACCACCCTTTAGAGTACTTTGAGGACAATATTTTAATGAATACATTAATGGTTAAGTACGCAAGACTTAATCGTGTAAAAAGATTTTTAGGTGTATTAAGTAGTTGTATATTTCCTGACACAGTGGATGAATACCCTATGAAAGAGGATGTTTTACATAATGGACCACCAACTAAAACTAACTTTTCATATGGTATGGCAAAAAGATCTCTTGCGGTTCAAATTGACACCTGTAATGAACAATATGAAACCAATTATAGTTACATATCGCCTTGTAATTTATATGGTGAATCAGACAAAGACGACGAAAATAGAAGTCATTTTGTGACAGCACTTATTAAAAAAATTTTTGAAGCAAATAAAAATAATGAAGATCATATAACTTTATATGGTAATGGAGAATCCCTAAGACAATTTATACACGCAAATGATATTGCAAATATAATAAAAATAATTATTGACAGAGATATAACCGAATCATTTAATTTAGCAACTGAGGAAAATATTACAATTAACCAAATTGCTGAAATTGCTTTAGAAGCAACAAACTCAAAACTTGAGATAAGATACGATAAATCAAAACCAAATGGTCAATATAGGAAAGATTTGGATATTACTAAGTTTAGAAAACTAATACCTGATTATAAATTTACAACTTTAAAAGAAGGAATTAAATGTCATTATAATACTTATAAAAACGAACTATGAAAAAAATAATTGTAACAACGACTATAAGCGCACCAACTGAGGCAACAATTAAGTATTCAAACATGGAAGGGTGGGATTTTATTGTTGTTGGAGATCTTAAAACACCAAAAGAATTATATGATGAGATAAATTGTGATTATTTAACAATTGAATATCAAAGTACCAAATGGCCAACTTTAAGTAACCTTATTGGGTGGAATTGCGCCGAAAGAAAAACTTTAGGTGTGTTAGAAGCATATGAAAGAGGTGCCGATTTAATCGCTATTGTTGATGATGATAATGTCCCTTTAGAAAATTGGGGTAAAAATATTTTAATAGGTAAGGAAGTTGAAGTTTTTCATTATGAAACTAATAGATTATGTTTTGACCCTCTTTACCATACAAATTACCCTCAATTGTGGCATAGAGGATATCCATTACAATTATTAAAAAATAGAAATGAATATGTAATGAATAAAAAAGTGGTTATACCCGATGTACAATCAGGTCTTTGGAATAATGAACCAGATATTGATGCAATTTGTAGGATGGAACATTTACCAAAATGTGACTTTTTAAAAATTGGTTTCCCAATCTCAACAAACACATTTTCACCATTTAATTCACAAAATACTATTTTATCAAGAAAAGCATCCAAAGAATATTTTATGATGGCTAGAACAGGAAGAATGACAGATATTTGGGCATCTTTTTATAACCAATCTTGTGGATTTAAAATGGTATACACTGAAGTCGATGTAAGACACGATAGACATGTTCATGATGAAACAAAAGATTTTAAGGACGAGATATTAGGTAATGTACACACTTTAAATCTATTAAAAGATTTAAAGGAGAACCCTATGAGTATTATCAACTATATTTCCCCAGAAACATTTGAAGGATTGTTAGAATATAAAAAACAAATAAGTTTAATTGATGAAAGAATCAAATAAGTATGATGTTACCATAAAATCAGGAACGAAAGATTACGTAAAATTAAAATTAGTAATAAATTCGATAAAATTTTTAAATCCGCAACCAAGTAAAATCTTCTTAATAAATCCTGACGGGTATAAACCTGAGGGCACTGATTATGAAGACAAAATTGTGGTAGTTAAAGATGATGATGTATTTCCAGGGTGTGACAGAAATAATATCCCGTATAGAAAAAATTGGTGTTTCGCAACGTTTATCGCCTTATTTCAAGATGTAACCGAACAAAACTATTATTTAGACATACAGTCGGATAACTTTTTTGTAAAACCTATTAATTTGTTTACAACTGATAATAAACCAATATTTTTTATGTCACCCCAACATTCTCATTATCATCAACCTTATTTTAATTTTAGTAAAAAAATGTTTGATTTAGAAAGAGTTGGTGATGACTCATTTATAATTGATTTTATGATGTACGATAAAAGACTAACCAAAAAAATGTTAGGAAATTACGATAATTTTAATCATTTTTTTAAAGTTGCATGTGAAAACATTAATTTAAGTAGTTACCCTACTGAACAAGATTGTTATGCAAATTGGTGCCTCAAACATGATTTAGGGTATCATATAGAAAAAAACGTACAAACAACATTAATGGGTAAGACATATCCTTTAAATTATACCGAACAAGAAATTATTAAAATTTTAGATGACTATAAAAATAATGATTCAGTGTCAATATCATTACACACATGGGAAGACGTTTAAGACAATAAAAAATAGATTTATCTTTAATTTACTTAAATCAATCATCAATTACGATTAATAAAAAAAAGATCATGATAAAATTAGTAAGTGACACCATAAACAAAGATGATATTAATTCTTTGATTGAGTGGTTAAGTCAATCAGAAATACCAAGATTAACTAAGGGTGATTTGACTTGGGAATTAGAATCTAAATGGGCAAAAAAAATAGGGACAAAATATTCTGTTTATGTTAACTCAGGATCGTCAGCAATTCTATTGGCATTGGCGGCATTACTCGAGAGTAAAAAGATAAAAAATAAAAAGATTATTATCCCAAGTTTGAGTTGGGCAACTGACGTTAGTTCACCAATTTTATTAGGTATGGAACCAATAATGTGTGATTGTAACTTAACCGATTTATCGTGTGACTTAAATTACCTTGAAGATTTATTTAAAATCCATAATCCTTCATCTATGATACTTGTTTCCCCATTAGGTTTAGTTCCTGAGATGGATAAAGTTTTATCACTTTGTGAAAAATACGAAGTTATATTATTTGAGGACGTTTGTGAAAGTATGGGATCTAAATTCCAAGGAAAATATTTAGGTTCATTTGGGTTCGCATCATTTTTCTCAATGTATTTTGGTCATCACTTAAGTACAATTGAGGGTGGATTTATTAACACAAATGATGAGGATTTTTACCACCTATTACTAATGATGAGGAGTCACGGTTGGGATAGGGATCTACCTGAATGGAAACAAAAAGAATTAAGGGAAAAATACTCAGTTAGTGATTTTGATTCTTTATATAATTTTTACGTACCAGGACTTAATTTAAGATCAACTGATTTACAGGCATTTATTGGTATTAGATCATTGGACAAATTAGACAACTATTCAAAATTAAGGAACATTAATTTTAAACAATATAATAATTTAATTAAGATTAACGAATTAAATTTATTTGAGAGAGAGGGTGATTTTGTTTCAAATTTTGCACTACCTATTGTGTCCAAAAATAAAAAAGAAATAGTTGATAGATTAACGTCAGAAGGAATTGAAGTTAGACCTTTGATTGCTGGTGATATGTCAAAAAAACCAATGTGGTATGAAAGATTTGGTAAAGTTAGTTTACCAAATTGTGAAAAAATTAATGAATTTGGGTTTTATATACCAAACCACCAAGATTTAACTGAAGATCAAATTAAAATAATTACAAATATCGTAAATGGATAAAAAAGTGGCACTCATTACAGGGATAAATGGTCAAGACGGATCATATCTTGCTGAGTTATTATTAGAAAAAGGGTATGAAGTTCATGGAACTTTAAAAAGAAATTCGGTATCTGAAAATCAAACATCAAGATTAGATAGTGTTTTCGATAAATTAAATTTACATTACGCAGATCTAACCGACTTATCATCAATAATTAGAGTAATTAGTGAAATTAAACCTCAAGAGGTTTATAATTTGGCAGCACAATCTCACGTTAGAATATCTTTTGACCAACCAATATATACGGCAAATGTAACTGGTTTAGGAACATTAAACGTTTTAGAAGCATGTAAATTAGTTGACACAAAAATAAAAATTTATCAAGCTTCATCATCAGAAATGTTTGGTAATACTATTGATGATGACGGGTTCCAAAGAGAAACAACACAATTAAATCCGGTCTCACCATATGGTTGTGCTAAAGTATTTTCATACAACATTTGTAGAAATTATAGAAACTCTTATGGTATGAAAATATGGAATGGAATATTATTCAACCACGAATCACCAAGAAGAGGGACAAATTTCGTAACCAATAAAGTCGTAAAAGCTGCGGTTAGAATTAAATTAGGGTTACAAGATAAGTTATATTTAGGCAATTTAGACGCTACAAGAGATTGGGGTCACGCTAAAGATTATGTTGAAGCAATGTGGATGATGTTACAAACTGACAAACCAGATGATTATGTGTGCTCTACCGGTATATCTCACTCAGTAAAAGATTTATGTGACTACACATTTTCAAAAATAGGTTTAGATTTTACTAATTATATTGAAGTCAATGAAAAACATTTTAGACCTGAGGAACTTTATGATTTAAAAGGTGATTCATCTAAACTTAGAAATGAGTTAAAATGGAAACCAAAATATACATTTGAAACAATGTTAGATGAAATGATAAATTATTGGTTAGAATATTATGGAAAAAAATAAAACGGTAGGAATAACATGTAGTACTTTTGATCTCCTACATACAGGACATATCATTATGTTAGAAGAATGTAAAAAACATTGTGATTATTTAATATGTGCATTACAGAACGATCCTACAATAGATAGAAAAGATAAAAATAAACCAATCCAATCCCTTGTAGAAAGATACTTGCAATTGGATGCGGTTAAATATGTTGATAAGATAATCCCCTACAATACTGAAGATGAGTTAGAAGAACTTTTTAGTTCATTGGATTTAGATGTCCGAATAATTGGTGAGGATTATAAAGACATTGACTACACGGGAAAAAGTATTTGTCAAAAGAGGGGGATTAGAATTATATACAATAAACGTGACCATAATTACTCAACAACAAACCTTAGAAAAAAAATCTATGATGGTGAGAGTAAAAAAAGATTTATTAATTAAAATATGGCAATAAGAAAAAAACCAGATCCAATAATTAAATTGGAGACTAAAGATTCTAAACCTTTTTCAAAAAAGGATTTAATTAACTCAATAATTAAACGGAAACAAAAAAATAAATTTTTATCTGAACACCAAGAAGATTATTATAACATTTTAAAGAATAATCAAATTACGGTTGCTTCGGGACCTGCAGGTGTTGGTAAGAGTTTTATCGCAATGAAGGCGGCAGTCGATCTTTTAGTGGATACAAACAACTCATATGAGAAAATAATAATTGTTAGACCGGCGGTTGAGGCAGAAGAGAAATTAGGTAGCCTTCCCGGAGGTCTTGAAGAAAAATTGGATCCATATATATTCCCCTCCTATTATTTATTAAATAAAATTATTGGTAAAGAATCAAGGGAAGAATTAAAGAAGGCCGAAATTATTGAGGTGTTTGCTTTAGCCTATATGAGAGGTATGAATATAGACAACTCAATCCTAATTTTTGAGGAGGCTCAAAATTCAACCCCCAATCAAATGAAACTACTATTGACAAGGATAGGGTATAATAGTAAATTCTTTATATCTGGTGATCTTGAGCAGACGGATAGGTATAAAGATAAAAAACAATCAGGACTATACGACGCAATACAAAAATTCAGTAATGTTCCGGACATTGGTGTTTATGATTTTAGGGACGCTAAGAACGTTAGAAACCCATTAATTACTAAAATATTATCAGAATATGACAAAGAGAATAGGGATTGATATTAATGGGGTATTAAGGGATACTATTACCAAATTTGAACAACTTTACGAAAAACACTTAATTGAAAGTGATCCGGATGGGTATTTAGGTAAAACATATAATGTGGACATATCTGGAAACACTGAATTGGAGGTGTCCGACGTAATTCCTTTTGAATATAAAAAACTAACCGACGTTGACTCTTTAGACTTGACCAAACATTTTGCGTTTCGTAATAGTGAGGAATTATTTTCATTTATGTATGAGGAATATACGATGGAATTATTCGGACACGCCCCATCAACGGAGATGACAACATTTAACATGTTAAACGATTTGTATCTTGAGTTAAGAGATGAGAATGAATTAATGATTGTGTCAAGTGAGATTGGTAAATCAAAACCATCCTCATTATTCTTCCTATCTAAATTTGGGTGTTTATTGGAAAAGGTATTTTTCTTTAGTGAAATTACAAAAAAATCTATGTGGGATCAAGTAGATGTTTTACTTACTGCGGATCCTACCTTACTATTAGAAAAACACGAAGGAAAGGTGGTCATTAAATTTACCACCGAGTATAATAAACACATCAATTCTGAATATGAGATTACTTCACTTTCAGAATTTGGTAAACTAATAAAAGAACTAAAACATGTTGTTTAGTACGTTTGGTCAAAACTATTACATTGATATCGATAAGGTTGATAAAGAGGTAGAGTTAAAAAGTGTGAGTGGTGATTCTCAAATTCATTTAGTTAAATATGAACTAATAAAAATGTTGGTAGATATTGTATTAACAGAAGATGAGATTGTTGACGAGAATTTAGGGATGAAAAGTAATGAAGTTTCAATCCCATTTAAAATTGCATTCAATTCATTATTGGTAAAAAAAATAATAAATAAACTATAATTTAAGTATGAACGAAGAACAAATTCAAAAATTAGAATTGTCGATTTCTAACATGAAAGAAAAGAAATCAAGATTGTATTTTGTGGTACAAGATACTAAAGGAAATGTGAAGGCATCCGTAAGATACATTTATGAGATGGCCATGGCATTAAAAAAAGATGGGTATAACCCTATTATTCTACATGAGAAACCAGAGTATTTTGGTGTTTCTGATTGGATGGGTGAGGAATATATGGAATTGCCGCATACGTCAATCGACGGGACAAATTTGGAGATATCTCCAGATGACCTTATTATTATTCCTGAAATTTATGGTTTCATTATGGATCAAATTACAAAATTACCTTGTGGTAAAATTGTTTTGTGTCAAGCATATGACCATATTTTTGAGACCTTACAACCAGGACAAACATGGTCTCAATTAGGTTTTCATAAATGTATAACAACCTCAGAAAAACAAAAAGAATATATAAATGGTGTCATGAGACAAATCTCCGTAGATGTTTTACAACCATCAATTTCGGATAATTTCAAAAAAGCCGAATTTCCACCCAAGACAATTGTTAATGTTCATACAAGAGATCAGAGAGATACTGTTAATCTTATAAAAACTTTCTACTCTAAGTTCCCACAATATAGATGGATTACTTTTAGAGATTTAAGAGGTTTAACCGAAAAAGAATTCGCAGAAGCCATGAAGGATAGTTTTGTTTCTATTTGGATTGACCAATCAAGTTCTTACGGAACTTTCCCACTCGAGTCAATGAAGATGGGTATTCCTGTTATTGGTTTGGTTCCTGATATCGTTCCTGAATGGATGGATGAAAATAATGGTATTTGGATTAACAATAAAACAATATTGAACGATGTACTTTCTGATTTTATACAAAATTGGTTAGAGGATAACATCAATCCAGAACTTTATAGTAAAATGGAAGAAACTGTAAATTCTTTACCTTCTTTGTCGAGTTTTGAAAAAAACACTACAGACCTTTTTAACAACCTTATGTCAACAAGACTTACTTCTTTTGAAGATCAACTATCTAAATTTGAAACAATTTAATTATGGAAAATAAAAATACAATTTCAGTTATATTACCTATAAAATCAGGTAAAGCCATTGGTTTTGAAGACTTCTTTTCGAGAGCTATTCAATCCGTACAACATCAACATAAAAATGCGGACGAGCTTATTATTGTTCACGGTGATGAACCATACTTAACTAACCATTTAAATGCCTACGATTTTAGCGGATTGACCGTTGTTCTCGAGTCTTGGACTGAGGATCCAAATTTCGCAAATCAAGTTAATAGGGGTGTTGAATTAGCCAAATCAGAATGGTGTTCAATTTTAGAGTTCGATGATGAGTATTCAAACATTTGGTTTAAAAATGCACATAAATATATGTCCATCTATAAAGATATTGACGCTTTTTTACCAATTGTGGTTGATGTTGATGATAAATTAGTTTTTGCTGGGTTTACAAATGAGGCTACATTCGCAGCAAATATTTCATCTGATATGGGGTATTTAACAAACGAAACTTTACAAACATTTCAAAACTTCCAAACTTCAGGTATGGTCTTTAAAAAAGAAATGTATGAGAGAGTTGGTAAAATGAAATCAAATATAAAGTTAACGTTTGGTTATGAACTTTTCTTAAGAATGACACATAATTCGGCAAAAATTTTAACTATACCAAAAATTGGTTACAAACATATGAATTTAAGAGAAGGATCAATTTTTTGGAATTATAAAAATGGTGCTAATAGTATGGATTCAGAAGAAGCTAGATTCTGGATAGAATCAGCAAAAAAAGAATGTTTTTTTACCACCCAAAGGGACATAAATTATGAACCACAAAATGCTTAATGATAGAACTTGAGATTGATCCAACCATAGAAAAGAAAAAGAAAGGTAGAAAACCAACAACAAATAATTATTTTGATGTGCGAGAAGAGGACGCAGTTAGATTATTTTTAGTTACAGAAAGTAACGGAGAAAGAAATAAAATATATAATGAGTTCTTAAAAGACCCTTTAGATAAGATGATATCTTCAATTATTAGAAGGTATAAACTATATAGGAAAGACATGAATTATGAAGAAATTCATGCCGACACACATTCTTTTCTTATGACAAAAATGGACAAATTTAAGCCCTCAAAAGAAAAAAAAGCATACTCATATTTTGGAACTATTTGTAAAAATTATCTTATGGGTCAGATAATGAAAGATCAAAAAGAAATGAATAGAAAGATATCTTATGAAGATATATCTTCCGATTTATCAAATAGGCCAGAATTATCCTATATTATAGAAAATGATGAAATAAACTCTGAATATATTATTAAAAAATTTTTACAAAGATTAAAGGAAAATTTAAACCAAAAAGATTGTGACGAACAAGAGCACAAATTAGGGTCTGCAATATATGATTTGTTTGAGAATTACGGAACAATTTTTCCGGACACAAACAATAATAAGTTTAATAAAAATATTATTTTATTTGAACTTAGGGAAATGACAAATCTATCAACTAAGGAGATAAGAACTATGATTAAAAAATATAAAAAATTATATTTTGATTTGGTTCAAGAAATTTTAAAAAAATAATATTTATATATATGTCAAGACCACGTAAGAAAGAAATAAATCTCAGTAAAGAATCAATGTTATCCTTAATGCAGGAAATCTACAATGAGCTTGTGGAACAAAGGAATACTGCAATTAGAATTCAAAACAAAATGTTGACAATGATGAAAGAACCTGAAGATATGACTCTTATTGGTCCTGTGATTGAGAAACAACAAAAAATAATAAATGATTGTGTTGATAAAAAATTGACTCTTTCTAAACTACAATCACAGATGTGGCAGAAAAATACCGAAAAAGAAGAAGATTTTAACCTTTCAGACCTTGAGATGGATGATGAAACAATTCAAAATTTAATTAGAAAAGACGCTAGTGGGGACAACACATATAAAATGAAAAAATAAGTTGTATGGCAGTTGATATAAATGAAGAATTAAAAAAATCGGCAAATAAAACTTCCGTATATAAATCATATAAGGAGTATAAAACCCAATATGATCAATTAAAGAAAAAAGCCGGAAGTTCACAAGAATCGTCAAACGATTTTTTGTCTGACCAACTCTCTAATTTTACAAAAAAAAGAAAAAAACATACGGCCAATAGTAAAACTTTTTTAGACGAATTAATAACTCAACTAAAAGATTTAAAGGGATCTGGAATAGAAAGTGATAAGTTAATCAAAAGAATATTCATAAACTCACTTAAGACATTAAAACCACAAATTAAACCATTATTAATTGATTCAGTTAAAAAGGCTCTTTCTTGTGAGGGGGTTCAATTATACACATTTAATCAAACGGTTTATGTTCCGGTAAAATCTGTAGATTTATTAGGGTCTTTAGAATTGGCAACTGATGATAGGATAGGTAAATTATATTACGAAAAAAAACCAATATCATATAACCAATATCCATTCTCAATGAATAGAGAGTTATATCAAAGAACTCAAAACTTAAACCAACCATATAGTGCTGTGGCCGGTGCGAACTACATAGGAGAATCAGCTCAAAATTTATTTGATATGACTTATGTGGAAAGTTATATTGATCCCATAACTGTACAACCAATACAAGGTAGTTTTTTTAAAGTTGATTTAAAACCAAGACAAAATTTACCAGTAATTGATGAATTTTTAAATGACTACTATTCAACGGTTGATATTTTAGATTATAAGACTTTTTTTACTAATTTATCTGACTATGTTACCGGAGCAATTTCTTTTGGTAGAGGAGATGGTAATTTAAAATTAGAGTCATTACAAAAATCATTATTAGTTATGCAAAGAATTTTAGGTCTTTGTTATGACTCAAATAAAGAGATAGATGTTTCAGGAGTATCAAAACTTTCAGAAAATGACAATATTGATAATTCATTTTTTGAGTTTACAGATTTAGATTTAAGAATTATAGAACAAAAAACTTCGGATATTAAAAGGGGTGTTATTGAATTTCAAGATTGTGATATGGTTAAAGAACCTCTTAATGTTGAGGCTCTTTTAACTGCGTTAGATAATTTAACATTTAATGAAGACACTAGTGATATTAATGAAATAAATGCGGCCTTAGGTATTATATATCCTGCGGTTAGTGATACTTTTAAATTGTCTGTAGATACTGGATTTTTTGAGCAGTTCGTAAAGGCATTAATAAGTACAATTCTTTCCCCAAAAACAGTATTACCAATAATGGTTGTTGCTGAATTATTGAACCAGCCTTTTTCTAAATTAGTGAGTAATTTGGAAGATTTTGCCAAATTATTTAGATCGTTCTTTGTTGAATTTGTAAGTAAGATAGGTGCGATTTTTACCAAAGAGATATTCAAAGAACTTAAAAAGGAAATTAAACTATTAGTTAAACTTTTATTGGGGGATATTTCGACAGAAAAAATAAAAAAGAAATATCAAATGATTTTATCTATTGTTGGGGTAATCTCAGGTTTAATCATAACGGTAAAAGATTTTAGAGAATGTAAAAGTATTTTGGACGAATTATTACAACTATTAAATTTGGCCGTTAGGAACAAATTAAATGCCATTAATGCCGCTGGCGGTGATTTACCATTACCTTTGTTATTGTCATCAAAATTACTTGATGGATATTCACCAACAAGATCATTTCTTAATACGATAAATAATTTACAAGAAATAGGTGTCCCAACAGGTCCAATGCCGGATGGTAGTCCTAATAAGTTCTTAGCATCAATAAAAGCAATGATTGATGGTAATGATAAAGAAATTTCTGAAAATGGAAAAGTTGCAATTGGTATCGGACCATTAACCATTACTCCTGCGGGAATAACAATACCTAAAGACGCATATGGAAAGTTCATTTAGTATTAACGAAAAAAAAGTAAAATCAGTTGAAATTTTACAAATAATTAAAGAACATAAAGAAAGATCTAATAAAGATTTAACCTTGGCTATGGACTTTATTAAAGAGGATTTTGAAATGGCGAAAAATACAGTTATTAAATTGACTCACCATTTAGATAAATTAGAAAACACATATAATTTATTACATAAAGAATATACATCTAGATTAAAGGGAAATGAGTAAAGGAATATTTCAAGGTTACGTAGTTAACAATCAAGACCCATTAATGTTGGGTAGAGTTAGGGCGGTACCTGTTACAGAAATTGAGGCCGATTTACTACCTCAGGATTGGAACGAGGAAAAGGATATTTGGACACAAAGAGACCCATTAATTTATTTACCATTAATACCTTATTATATAAGTCAGGTTCCAAGAATTGATGAATATATCCACATATTTTATTATAACAAACTACAAAGAGTAGATAATAATAAATTCTATATTCAAGGGCCAATAACAAGACCACAAAACAATAGTTTTGAAGACTGGCACAATGCCGAATCTATGTTAACTAGTGGTTCATTCTTAAAACAAGCAAACGATTTAAAAGATCGTATTAGTACTGAAACGAAAGCTGAAGTTAGGGGAATATATCCAGAGCCAGGAGATAATGCGTTATTGGGTCGAGGCACCGCAGATGTTATTGTTAAAACAAATGAAGTTTTAGTAAGATCTGGTAAAAATGTTGAAACTCAAACCGATGGGTTTAATCTACCAACACCAAGACAAAATAGAAGTTTCTTACAGATATCAACCTTTGATTTAGAAAAAAAAGAATTAGACCCCATTATTAAAAAGTTTTTTTCAAACAAACCAAAATTAGTTAAAAAACTTATTGAGTGGGAAATAACCAATGAGGGCACAATTACGGGTAATACTATTGGTGGAGGTATAACCGGATCAACGTTTTATGATGGTAATGTTAAATTATTTTCATTAATACCAAAACCAGAAACCCAATCAACCGTAATTGAAATGGACACACCATTAGACCAATATAAGGGAGCGCCAGAATATACCTTAGTATTTACCGGAAAAACATTAGATGATGGGGTTAAAATAATTAACCAATTTATAAATGGCGTTAATGACGGTAAAATCAATATTAACGGATATGATCAATACCCACCACAAAACAATACCAACATTGAAAATCAATTTCCATTCTATTTTAGACCCTCTAAGGGTAACATAGATAAGTTAGATTCATCAGGATCAACAGATTATAATATGGTTGCCAATTTCAAGAAAAAAATTAAATTGTTACCATCTGACGAACAATCTGGTAATGTTCTTGTTTGGGATAAGAATATTATTGGACAACAATTAACATTGGAAACCTCAACTTTAAAACAAAGTGTGTTCACCCCAACACCAGTTTCTTATGGGACAATAGGTGCGGATTTTGTTTATTTATTATCTCACAAATCGGACATTCCGTCAAAATCTAAAATTACTTTAGAACCAAAAGAAACTTTATATGGTATTGATCAACCGTATTTTACCGATAACATACTTCAAAATACAGATCCTATGGTTAGGGGGGATGAGTTAATGAAACTATTAACACTAATTGTTAAGTTTTTATCCTCGCATGTTCATAATATAAATGAAGCGCCAATCCCAATAGGGGTTGATGGTACGGAGTTGAGTCAGATAAACAAAATCCTACAAGATGCTGATAATTCAATTCTTAATCAATATATTCGAATTAATTGATATTTATAATAAAAACATAAATGTCAACTAATAATTCTTACTTCAATAGAAACAACACTATTGTTTATAATAGTTATGTAAATACTGGTAGAAATCCCGTAGTTCAACTTTATTATGGTGATGGTGGTCTATCAACCCCAGTCGGTTACTCTCGTTTTATTTTTGATTTAGACTTACTGTTGCTTAAAGAAAAATTATCAACAGGAGTCATTTCAACAGAATGTGGGAATAATATGAAACACATCTTAAAAATGACAAACACGTCATATTTTAGTAAAGATTTGTTAAATACAAGCATGCCGGATGGATCATTAAGGGCAACATCATTTGATTTAATCTTATTTAGAATTCCACCAAAAAATTATGACGTTAATCAACCACAATATTGGGATGAGGGAGTTGGGTATGATTATTATAATATTCCCGAACAATTGGGGTATAATAAAGAATATTCTGTTAGACCATCAAATTGGTTCCAAACGACAACATTAGATAATTGGGAACAACCGGGTATTTACGATAATACCAACGGAGGGACGTTCCCATTTTCAGCTTTAACAATAGTAGATATACAACATTTTGAATTTGGTAATGAAAATATTGAGTTTGATATGACACAAGAAATTAATAATTTATTAATTGGTGGAATTGTAAATCCTGTTGGATGGGGGATTGCTTATCTTCCAGGTGTTGAGAACTTAACAGGAACCACCGGATCATACTCCGTAGGTTTCTTTACAAGACACACACAGACGTTTTACGAGCCATACCTTGAAACTACCTATGACGATCTAATTCTTGACAACAGGAATAGTTTTTCATTGGGAAAAGTTAACAAATTATATTTGTATATATATGAGGATGGTGATTTTAAAAACTTGGATTACGCTCCAAAAGTAACAATTAGTGATTCTTCTGGAATACCGATCGTTGGTTTAATAAATTTACAATCTTGTTTAAGGACAAAAGGTGTGTATGAAATTACAATACCGGCACTTATTGGATATAAAACCCCTTGTATGTTTACCGATACTTGGTCTGACATTAAATTGAATGGGTTTTCTTTACCTAACCAAATTAATGAGTTCACAATTTACCCAATTAAGAAATCAATTCAAATTGGTACAAACACAAATGACCCATCACAATATGGATTTAACTATTACGGAATTAAACAAAATGAAAAAATAATAAACTCGGATATTAGAAAAGTTGGTGTTATAATTAAAGAGGCTTATACCACAAACAAACAATTACCAAATATTGATGGTAAATACCGTATATATGTTCGTGAAGGTCAAACTGAAGTTGCGGTACAGGATTGGACTGAGTTAAATAGAACTCCAAATGAATACTACTTTATCTTTGACACGAGGGATAAAATACCTAACGAATACTACATTGACATACAAGTTACAACGTCCGGACAAGTCAATACTTACAAAAGACAAATAAAATTTCAAATTGTTAATGAAAAAATAGAATAATAGGATATTTATAATAAAAAATTATGGCAACATATAGTGTATTTCTTTGTCAAAACGGTACCGAGGTTGATGTCGAAGATAACGGAATTCACCCAAATCAGGGTGATGTAATCTCATTTAGTTCATCAACAGGTGATGTAATATGTGGAACTGTTGGGGAACAACAAGGACCCGCACCAGCACCACCATATACCGCAATCACAACCTACGATAGTTGTTACGAATGTATGATATTTAATGTTGTAACATACGCAAACGCAGCTGAAGACGTATGTGTTGTAATATGTACGTCAGGAGGAACCACAACAGTATCTGTAGAACCACCACATCCAGTATGGACAGCTTTAGATGGTACTGAGGTAATTCAAATGAATGCAGTTACACTAGGAGGTAACGGATTAAATAGTTAGTATTATGAGAGATTTAAATAGAATTATAAAAAAAGTTATTAGAGAAACACACGAAGAAAAATCTCAAAGATATATGTTCTTTTCTAATTTAGAACAAATTAAAAGACAGTGTGATATGTTATTAGATTTTGATCGTAGTATGGTTGAATCTATTTTAGATGATGGACATGATTGGGCTCAAGATCATATTTCAGAAGCCAAAAACAATATGGATCAAGTATTTGATTTCATGATGAATGAATCGAAAAAAGATGGAATGTCTATGAATGATGATGACATGGTTATGACAATGTCTGAAGGTAGAAAAAAAACAGGCACACCTCTTTGTGCAAGAGGTAAGGCATCAGCAAAGGCAAAATATGACGTGTACCCAAGTGCTTACAGTAATGGACATGCTGTTCAAGTATGTAAAGGAAAAATCAAAGGTCTTGATGGTAAAAAACATTGTTCAGGTTCTTATTGTTAATTTTTTTTTAAAAATTTTTGTTTAATCGTTTATTTATGTTTAGATTTGTTTAAACGTAAACTAAATAAAAATGATAAAATCAATTCTAAAATTCTACAAAAGACTTAAAGTAAAAATTTACATATTCACAAAAAGATCTTCCTTTGCCCCAACATATATGGAAGAAATCAGTGTTTACGAAAAAACATGTTTTAAAATTTGTTTAAAACTTATATCTAATTTAGACTCTGAATTTATGATTGCCCCAATGTCTAATAAAAGATATATTCGTAATAATGAGTTAGGTATATTTGTAACACTAGATAATTATCGAGTTGAGGTAACAAACCATGTGTTTAATTATAATGTTAAATTATCCTCAAGAGATTGGGAACGATTAACTTATATATACGACACAGAAACAGAAAAAAGACGTGTTGAAATGGAAAAAGAGGTTAGCTCCAACATTAAAAACTCATTAGACCATGTATTAAAACGGTTAAATGAGATTACAGATAATAAGAAATAATTATTTTTTAGACTTATAACTAGTCATGATAGGTTTTTGACCTTTCCCTGTTTGAGTGTCTTTTTTCTCAGCAGATCTTTTTTGTTGACAAGCAGATCTTTTTGCAGAATCACTCATTTTACCGGCAACTCCAGCCGCCCTACATTTAGGGTATGAACCCTTAGAGGTATCTTGTCGTCCACAGGGAGGATGTTTACCGTCAACTTTACGACAAATGTCAACCCAAGGTCCTTTTGGTTGGGAAGATCCCTTAGGTTTTTTCTTTTTACCAAACCAAACGGCAAGATCTTCATTAATTGTGTCGGGATAATCTATATCTCTAAAATATGAACCATTTTTATTTTTTTCCCAAACACCTACGATACGTTTTATATTTCTTTTCAAAGTATTTTCTAAAGATTTTTTATTAAATTCACTTTCCACTTTTTCAGTGAATGGTGATAAGTAATTTTTTTCCCATTCATAACTACCAACCTCTAATGGTGCATTATATAAACCCGCAGTTGATGAACTATCTACTTCGTTTACATAATCTTTATTTTTAATTTCTACCCATTCATTAACTTTGATTGTGTATGGTTCCATTTTTTCTTTATATGGGGCCTTTTTTGAGTCTTGGAAATATTGGTTAATAATACTACCATCGTCATCAGAAAATGTTGAATATGGGTGGTGTTTGATGTAATCTTGTATCTTGGAGGCAGTCTTTTCTAACTCCTTAATCTGTCCCAATCTTAAATCCCAACTGCCATCATAACTATCGTATTGTACTAACGGGCTTTTCCATTTAGATACCGCATCGGTAAATGGTTGTAATGATTCACGAGTAAATGGTCTTAACCCTGGTTGTAATGGTGCAATATACGAACCCCTACCACCAGAACTATCTCCTGTCGCCTCTTTAATTACTTTTCTTATTATTTGACTTATTCTACTCATATGTTATATTATATAAATATAAAGAAAAAATAAAATGGAAGAAAAACAAGGTAATTTTGGTAATCTATTTGGAACAATAAATTTAATTAATGAGGATCAATTAGAATTGATGTTATCAACAATGAATCATGACCACGCTTTGTATTACCTTATTGAGGCAATTAAATCCGCACATTCTAAAGGAGTGTTCACTATTGGTGAATCTGAAGTGATATCAAAATCAATTAGGACTTTAATCAAGTAATTTATTAGATTTTTTAATGTTTTCATCACCCCACATAGGTTGTAGATTATCTAATGACCAACATTTCATAAATTCACTATCCCCCATTTCAGAGATATTAAAATGAGTTATAGGTAATTTATGGTCTACATGCCACTCACCGTAATTGTCCCACGTCATTTTATCTGTAAATTTATTCTCTAAATGTGTTATTAGTTGTTCAGGCGTGTATTGTAGTATATCAAAATAGTGTTTGTTCTTTTCCACATTACTCTCCTTTAATACCTGATATATTGCGGTTCTGAAATTACTGATTAATTTATAGAGGGGGTCTCTCGCTTTACGATTTCTTTCGTAATCACGTTTGGTTTTTCTAATCTTATCAATATTGTTTTTATGGTATTCTTTAATGTATTCTTTACGATGTTCTTTGTTTTGTTCGTACCAAGTTTTGGATTTATTAGACATATACTCTTTATTAGAATCTCTCCATTTTTTATCCGCAACTTTTTTACCACCAATATTTCTTCTACCTGATGGTCTAAAAATAATATTATTTTCTTTAAGAATTCTATTAATCGTTGGCTTACTAATTCCCGTTTTTATGGATATCGTATGGGTACCCAATAATTCTTCATTATACATTTTTAGAATATTATCTAATTCTTCTTTATTTAGTTCTATCTTCTTCATAATTATAAATATAACACATTTTACCAAAAAACATATTGTTAAGATAAAAAGATAAAAAAAAGGGACAATTTCTTGTCCCTTTTGTAGTATTCTTTAAGATTTTGATTATCTCAATTCTCTTAAATCGAATGTACGAACACCATCTACGGTAATTCTCCCGTAAAAGCGATTATTTACCATTTTTTTCGCGTATCTCGTCATTATTCCTTTGATCGGAGTAAAGTTGAACGGATTGTACATTGTAGGTGTTAATTGTAATGGTACATACGGTGCGTAGATGTAACCTGTGTCTAACAATGATGTTCCTTTGTGTCCAATCAAAACTTGGTTTGCTGGGAAGTAAGGATCACGATAAACTTGGTAACGTCCTGCAAGAGTACCAACTCTTTCAATACCCATGTTATACTGATCTTGCTCAGGAGCCGCGTTAGATACGTGGAAGTATTCTAAATCGTCAAAGATAGCAGAAACCTCAGAAGAAACAACGATCCAGTTAGCACCACCTCTCAAAGTTGATTTGTGAATTTGTGCAGACAACTGATTGATTGCTGTAATTAATGTTTGGTTCCAGTCTTTCTGAGTGTAAGATGTTGTTTGAGAAATTCTTCTCCATCCGTTGTAATCCCAACGTAAGTTCCATGCCGCACCTTTACGTAAGTCACGAAGGATCTCACGGTCGATTTCAGCTGCTACTTGTTCAGATAACAATGCTGTTAATTCAGCTTCAGCGTCGATGTTGTGGAATGCCGCAACGTCTTGAGCTAATTCAGGAGACCATTGTGCTCTTAGTTTTCTTTCAGTTACAGAAACAGTTACTGATTCTAAATCAAAAGAAACCTCACCAATTTCGTCTTCAAATTCTAAGTTAGCATATCGTCTAAAGAATGCAGTAAATGAAGTTCCAGATCCACCTGAGTATATTGTAGTACCTGTGTAACCATCTAAAGATGTTGAGTCACAATCAGCACATACTGGACAAGATAAATCTACTTCTAAATAGATACAACCATCTGAGTCACAGATATCGTAGTAAGAACCACCATTACCTGCGTCGTTAGGTTGAGTACTAGTGTTTGCAAATGTTGTTGATTGTTGACCACCATATTTAACAAGACCTTTACCGTATATTTGAGTAACACATCTAAATAATAAAGGAATGTATTGTCCTGCACTGTTTTTAAGAACGTCACAAGGTGTAGTAGATGCGGATAATCCTGTTGATGCGAATATTCTCAAGTCAGACAAAAATGCCTCACTATCCATTTCGTTACCATCAGGTCCGATTAATTTACCAGCTCCTGAATTTGCGAAACCACACATTTTCATAAGAACTTTTCTTATGTTACCTGCTGGAATTTGTGTTCCACCTGCAGGAGTACCTCCGTTGATAGTTGCGTTAACAAGTGCTGAACCAGCCCATGCTTGGATTGTTGTAGTTGCAGTAACTGCGGTCCACTTACCTTTAGAGTAGTCAAATAATCCTTGTGGATCCATTCCTGCCTCATTTCCTTCGTAGAATAAATCATAAAGGTTTTTCTTGTAAGCGTATGGTCCTGTTGGCTCATATCCAGCTCCATTAGCAGGTCCATTTGGTGCTCCAACTGGAGGATAATGAATACCACCTGTCGCATCTGGTCCTTGATATTCATTTTGATATCCTTGGATTTTAGGTACGAAGTAGAACAATTTACCGATAGGTAAGTTCATTGCTTGTACTGATACGATGTCGTTAGCTAACAATTTAGAGAATACACGTCTTACGATTGGGAAAACAACAGTTTCAAATGCTCCGTTAGAACCTTCTCCAGTTGCTTCGTTAATCAAATGTGACGCTTGATTCTCATATAATTGAGCCATATTTTCTTTTAGATGACCTTTAAGTCCATCAAGGAACCCTAATTTGTTCCATTTGTTAATAGTGTCTTCTTTGATAACTTTAAGGTGTTTTAACCCTATGTTACCAACAAGACCTGATTCTAATAATGCTCCCATTTTTTTTTGGTTTTTATTATTTTTGTTTATTGTTTATTTTATTTTTGTCATCAAATCCTTCATTCTTAAGAATTGTGGATTTTCATACGTTTTTGATTCAATTAGATTAGTTGACGATCCCGTAGATGCGGTTCTGTTAACAGTTCTTTCAATTGATTCGGTTAATCTTTCTTCTGATTTAGATCCAGATGATAACTCATCCTTTATTGACCTATACAGACTTTTTGATTCCTTCAAAGTATCGACATTGTCAAATCTTCTAAGAATATTTATTTTTTCTTGTTTAGTTGTTGAGTGTTCAGTAAATAGTCTTGTTGCATAAGCCAAGTTTGAATTAAATGTTGCAACTTCATTAAGTTTTGTTCTAAAAATATCAAGAGCTTGTCTGTATTCATTATTTTTTTCTTTTAACAAATTCACTTCATTTGAAACACTTTCATTAGTTGGTCTTACTCTCATTTTAGGTATAGATTTTCTTTCCGGATAATTTCTACTACCATTACCTAAAGTTCTCGCGGATTCTTTAGTTTCAGATTTCTTACCTTCATAATCTTTAAAATGACCTTTCACGACTCCGGTTTTTTTCTCAACACCCTTAACATCCTTACGTTTGTAATCGTGTGAGTTACCACCATATTCATGTTCTTCTTTGTATTCAAATCTAGCTTTACCTGTACCAACAGATTTAGGTCCTTCTTTTCTTTTTTCGTTAAACCCTCCACTCATGTTAGGTTTTTTACCATATTTGAATTTAGAAGCATTTCCCATTCCAATTCCTTTCGGTTTCATAGCTTTTTTAACGGCTTCCATAACTGAGTTTAAATCACTCATACTCACTTCTTCTTCTTCTTCCATTTCTGAATTACCATACATATGATTTCCTTCACCCATTTCTGGACTAGAATACATATCATCTTCTTCACCAAGATCAAGGTTAGACATATTGTATTCCATCATTTCAGGATCAACACCTTCTGCCATGTCATCTTCCATATCTCTATATCTACGAGATCTGAATCTATCTGACATGTCATCTTCCACGTTATCTTCCATACGAGATCTTAATCTATCTCTCATAGGAGTTTCAAATCTACCTTTATGAGATCTGATAGCATCTCTCACAGGAGTTTCAAAATCCATTTCGTCGTATTCTTCATCCATTTGAATTTCGTAGATTGTTTCTCCTTCAGGATTTAAATCATCTTCTTCATCCATTTGAATTTCATAGATTGTTTCTTCAAGGTCAGTTGGTTCAAATTCATCTTCTTCTTGACCATCGTCCATGTAAGATTCTCCTAATTGGATCATATAATCATTATCACCATCTTTAAGGTGAATATTACCACCTTCTTTTTTCACGATGATTCCATCTTCATCTCCCATAGCTTTGAAAACCTTTAATACTTCTTCATCTGACGCACTTGTCAAATCAATAGTTTCTTCATCGTCAACATCAAATTCCATTTCGTCATCTTCCACGTCACCCATTTCGTCATCTTCCATGTCATCCATGTCATCATCTTCCATGTCATCCATGTCGTCATCTTCAAATTCTGTCTCAGAATCAAGTTCGGCTTCTCCGCCTGTTAATGGTTCAATCTCCTCTTCATCTTGTTCCCTAAGAGATTCTTTTACTAATTGTCTGATTTCTTCTTTCATTGTAGATTGAAGTATTCCTTTTGCATTTTCTTGTAGAGTCTCTTCCAAATTACGAATTTGGAATAGAGCGTCTTCTACTACATTTTGTTTTTTTTCCATGCTTTTTTTATATAGTTTTCAAATAAATATCTATGTTTTTAAAAAAAATTGGGTTTTTGGTATTATAACGCAAAAAAAAATGGAAAAAGACTATTGTCCTTTCCCATTCACACCTTAAAATTTTAAAATTACCCTTCGATTACTTCATCAATTTTACTTTCACCAATAGAAGTAATTCTCCAAGCCATTGTGTAATTTTCATACACTTTAGTCACTTTAGCCTCAACATCGGTAGGTGAGTAACCTTTAACCAATTTTTCCTCTCTCATTTTTTTAATCTTTCCTGTGTTCTCATCCAACATATCTGTGGTGATCTTCGTTACAAAATACTTTTCGTCCATAATTTTTTTATTTATCCAAATAATGGGTTAATCTTTTCATTAAGTCAAGTGATTTGTTTCCTGATTCCCCAACATTTCTTTCTACTGACATTTTTTTCTCCTCGTCTAAGTTCTCCTCATATTTCATTCTATCGTTTTTATCTGAGAACAAATAAGCTCCCGGTGTAGATGGTGAAGATACAAGGTCAAAACAAATTAATTCAAAGTCATCCTGAACTTCATTTTGTTCTCCAACCTTCTTAAGGGAACCTACTCCGCGAGAGGATATTCCTAATGTAACCCCCTGACGTAAGAAATTTGCGGCTAAATCCCCTTTTGTTGATACAATACCTCTTTCATGGAAACCTGGACTTGTAAGTAATTTCAATTTACCTAATAAAACAGGACCCTCCCACCATATCTCTGTAATAAGATGTGATGCTCTGTCTAAATCAATTAAAGATGACTCAGGGTGATTTAACTCAGAAAGAGACGTTCCTTTTTCAATCATCTTTTTATAATTCTCCGACTCTCTTTTTAATATTCTTTCAGGGTATATACGACCATTTCTATTTGGGGTGTCGTATTTTTGAAGAACAGCATAAAACTCAAATGGTTTAGAATGATCCAACATATCTCTATTTTCGTTGATAGCATCTAAATTTCTTCTTTCTTTTGGGTTGATGTATCCAGCATCATATTCAATAAGAATTCCTTTCTTACCTGAATCTCTCGGACCTAATATTTTAAATTCTTCCATTTATTATTTTATATATAAATACTAAATAGTTTCTGTTTCTTGTTTAATAGGTTTTAAATTTCCGGTTTTGGTTAAATAAAATTTAAAATTTTTGTTTTTACTGAATACGTTACCATATATTGATTTAATTAAAGATTTCACATGTTTCTTTAATTTTGGTGATTTGAAGTCCATCGGTTCGTGTAAGAAAAGATTAACCTCTAAATTCATAAATGATTTTTTCTTTAGGTGTAATCCACTTGTTCTAAGATCTAAATCGACAATAAATTTGTCGTCAAATACTTCTTTGTTTATGTTTTCTAAAACCGAATGTTTAACGGATCTTGACATGTTTAGGACTACTCTATTCCAATTCTCTACTTCTTCTTTTGGTTCTACCCACGTCTGTAGATTGACGTAAATTGATTTAAGGTTTTGTGCATCAATGGTTCCATAATGCGATTTAAATGTTCTATATCCATTTAATTTGGTTGTTTTCCCTTTTTTCATGTAAAATTTTCATACTCTTAGGTTTATTTTTGACATAAAGATAAGTAATCATTATATTTATATCAACAAAAGAAAAAAATATGTTAATTGTAGTGGTAAAAAAGGGAAATATTGATAAATCCCTAAAAGAACTTAAAGGAAAAGTGATAAGAACAAAACAAAATGCTAAATTATTTAATGGAAAAGAATTTACCAAAAAATCTATTAAAAGAAGATCGGAGATCCAAAAAGCAATTTATACCCAAAAATTAAAGAGAGTCTGATAACTTAATCAACTTATAAAGATTAAGTTCATTAAAAGATTCTGTTTGTAATCTACCTAAAACTTTATCAATAGTGTTTACAGTTTCGTCGTCAGATTCTGTTAGTCTTCTATCTTCCAATTTTTCCTTAACATCATCTTTAATTTTGTCGTATTTTTTAACCAAAATATTTTTTGGTGTAGATAATATTTTATTTAATTCTTTTTGTTCAGACTCGTTCAGGCTAGAAATAAAATTTTTTACCGTTTTATTTGCCACATTAATCATCGACTTTAAAGGAACATTGATCACATCTTTTATTTCTTTTTCTGTTTGTCTTAAGTTTTCAGAAATAAGTTTTTTACTTTTAATTTTATTTTCTAAAACTAAAAAGTTTGTTGAAAATAAATTATCAATATTTTTATATTCATTTTCACAAATAATGTGACCAATCCAATACTTTAATTCTTTAATCTCTTTTAACGATATTTTGTTAACAGTATTTTCGTAAGCCGTTATAGACCCATTAATGTATTCATTTGCAATTGACTCAGACAATCCCTTGTTTTTAGACAATTCATCATAAAGAAAGAATATTTTTGAAATATTTTTATTCTTCAAGACCAGTTCGTTAAATACGAAAAGATCTTTCTTTAAGTTATTCTTCTTATAAGATTCTGACAAACAGACCTCTATTTTTGATTTTAATTCTCCGAAATTCATAATTAGTTTTTAATATAAATATTATTAATCTCGTAATAATTTAGATAATTCTTTTTCAATTGAACCTAAAGAGTTATTCATTTTATAGAAATCCAAAAATTCGTCCTCAGAATTTTCGGTAAGAATATTTAATTTACTATTAAGAGTTGATTCCGGAATTGGTGGACCTGCGTCTGGTGGAGGTGGAGGACCTCCCGCATCAGGTGGTGGTGCCCCTCCAGCTTCAGGTGCTGGAGATTCTGTTGATCCGGATGCTGGTGGTTTATATAACCTATCCACAGTATCAAATAATCCAGTTTTAGTAATAATTGTTGCCGTATTATCAAGTTCGGCAGCAACCGCTCTTTCCATTCTAACTTGTTGTAACTCCAACTTAATTTCCTCATCAGAGAATCCGAATATATGTTTCTTAGCCCATGTTGCCGAAGTAGCTTGAATTGATTTTGGAATTTCCGCAACCATATCCTTATATAATGTCACTTTTTCTTTCCAAACATCAATCATTAACAAATCGGCTTGTTTAGATGGATTAGTAAGTCCTAAGGTAAAGTTTTGTAATTCATCCTCAAAACCCATTAAGAATAGGTGAATAATTGCGATTTTATTTAATTCAGCAATTACTGATTTTTGAATCCTGTTAATTGTTCTTGCGAAACGAATATCCAACAATGATAAGTTTTTACCATCTCCAAGAGCCTCCTCAAAACCTAAATACGCTTTAGGTATTCTTAATGCCGTTACCAATTTCTTTTGAATATATTCAATATCGGCGATTTCAGATAAATTTGTTGCTCCAGGTAAGGTGTCGATGGGACTTGCTTGTGCGGTGTCACGTACAGGTATAAAATAATCTTGATCAACCGCCATTTGGTTGAATCTTAGATCTACATTACCCGTTTTATTATCAACCACTTGATCCCTTTTAAATTTGTTTGCAACCCTTTGAACGTAGGCCTCAACATCTTTATCATCCATATTACCAACAAAAACTTTGAATACTCGTCTTTCAGGAGCTCTTGATGTTCTATAAATTAACATCGCATCTTCGGCCAAAACCAATTGTTTCCAAATACGTCTTGCTTTCTCCAACATAGATGTCCCATAAGGAAGTTTTCTATCATCACCCAATAATCTGAAGTGAGCGACCTCCCAAGTGTTAAAATCAACATTTTTAACTTTCCATGTAAATCTTAACGCTTTTTGATTTTCATCTGGTGTTATATTAAATGATCTAGATTCCATACCCTTCTCTAATCTTTCAATTTCAATGTTAGGTAGTTGCAGACAACCAGTGACACCCTTTTCATGATCTAATTTTAAATAAACGAAATTATCACCATACTTACACATATTCCTAATCCACATTGGTAAGTTGGTGTTTACGTCTAAATTATTTACGAATAAATCAACTAAAATACTTTTAATTCTTTTTGATTCTGAATATACCTGAAGAACATACCCATCTTGATTTGGTGTTGTCGATTCTTCGGCATATATATCTAATGCTGCGGAGATTTCTGGAGTGTATTCCATACTTTCAAAATCATAAAATGCTGCTAATCTTGTTGGTTCGTAATAAACCGCCTGAGTATAAAGATTGTTCTCGACCTTAGCCCAATTTGAACTTAGGTATAGTGATTGTTGATTCTGTAATTTAGCCCTTTCGTATTCGGCCTTATCTGTTGTTTTTAGTATTTCTTTCTTATCTAACTTATAGTCAGGTTGACTCATCCCCAATGTTGAATCAGGTCCAAAAGTTTTGGATAACCTTTGCCAAACTGTAAAATTTTGATTGTTATTTTCCATGTAAATAATTTAACTATACTAATAAATATCTAAATAGTTTGTTTAATACCTTGATTTTATGGTGTAGTTCCCGAAAATGGTGGAAGTGGCAATCCATCATATGGATTTTGTTTTTTAGTGAATGTAACCTCAAAAACTTTTTGGCCTGTTGTTATTTGTCCAGGAACAACCAATCTTGACCCATTTGCTATTTTACCCGATCTTTTTCTAAAACTTAGTCCCATAATTATTATCTTCTCATACCACCAAATAACCAACCATATTGTTCATAGTCCTTACGTGATGCTCCTGTGTTTAAACCCGCCCTCTCATTCAACATATTCTGATTTGGGATTACTGGGTTAAAGTGAGCTTCCTTAGCCACCGTATCGTTATTAACAACCGCCCATGAATTAATCATAGATTTTGTTTGTTCGGTTACTTTTTCTAATTTAGAGAATGATGATTCACCAACATATAGTGCCATAGATATTCCCATAATAAGGTCATCATGTTGTCCTTTTTGGTGGTCTGGTCTACCATTCATATACATAAACGTATTCATCTCATTATATAAACGAACACTTCTAATTTGGAATTTATGTCTTATTCCCTCCTCAAAGGCGGCAATAATCTGAACTCTTTTGTTGTTAAAGTTTATTCCAGGTATTTTATCAATAGCAGTTTTATTAACCGCCCAAATATTCATAGAATCAACACCCTCAACATATAAACTCCTATATCCTAATTCTTGTAGTTTTCTTACCGTTGTAATTCCCATACCACCAGTAATATCCACAACAATAAATGCTTTATACATAACAGCCCATTTATAGGCGACTTCAGCTAAATTATCTGGAGGAATTTTTCCAACATATTCAAAAACTTGTTCTCTTGTATCAAAATCAATAATCTGTATAGATGAAAAATCTTCGCTATCACCACGAGAAACATCCATACCCATAATATATTTATGTCCCTCAACAGGTTCTTTCCATATCCAAATAGAATTACCCATTAACTTTGTTATTGGTTCTTGCAATGAGAGATTTTTAATATCTTCAAGTTGTTTATTATCAAATACGTTGTCACCAGACCCTAAAAACGCACAATTTAATTCTTGGTTAATTTTTCTTTTATCATATTTAAGTTTTTTAACCATTTTTTCATACCAACTTGAACATGGCTTATACCCTTGTTTAAAAAAGTAAGACATTTCATCGTAATCTCTTTCATATGGGTCAACATGTGATAATGAAATATTTTTTGATTCGTCATATTCTTCTCTATTGAGCAAATAATGAACTATATCGTCAGTCTTAACTAAATAAAGATCTTTTGTGTATCGTGGATCCCTATACCAAAACATTTCAGTAATCTTAAATTGATTCATCCCTTTTAATGCTTGGTCATATATTTCATAGTAAATTGGGTCATACCCGTTAGGGGTAGAAACCACGATTACCTTACCTCCAGTGGATAGGGACGCCATACAAGCCGCCCAAAAATCGTTATCCGCCTCAATAAATGCTGCCTCATCAAATATGAGTATTGTTGGTGTAAATCCTCTCAAGGCATCTTTTGATGTTGCCACCGCTTTAACCTCAGACCCATTTACAAGTTTGTAGTGTTTTTGTGCATTTTTTTCTGACGCAAATCCAGTACCAACCCAAGAAGGCCATTGACCCACAAACGATCTAATCTTATTTGCCATCTCTTGGGATGTATCAAGTTTGTTAGCAATAATTAAGATTTTTTCTGGTTTAGTTTTCTTAGCAAAAACTAATCGTTTTGACACCCAAGCTGCCGTTACCGTTGATACACCAGCTTGTCTATATTTTAATGCGATGTTTTCCTCATAATCCTCATAATCTTGTAATAAAGAAACCTGATCCGGAAATAATTCTAATGGGACGTATTGTGATACCGTATTGTCGTAAGTTTGTAAATATGTGCGAAGAGCGTATGGAGTGTCCTGCATACACTTAACATATTCAATCATTACCTGTTCTTTAGATAGTCCCATATAATATAAATACTTGGTAGGGGTTTTTACGAAATAATGACTTTACCCAAAAAATTACTTTGTTTTTCCGATTGAGAACATTCTACCTATTGGTAGTTCCATAGGAGCTTCATCAGAAAACATATTCATTTTTTTTGGTTTACGAATAATCATAGGTTCTTCTGTCTTAGGTTCTTTTTTTTTCTTAACCGCATCAATTAAATCTTTTTTAGACATTTTTGCTTGTATCTTACTTTCCACCATTTCCGAGATTTTTTTCTCCAGAAATTTTTCAATGGTTTCTGTTTTTTCTGATTTTTTAACTTTTACGGTTTTTTCTGGATGTAATTTTTCCGGCATTTTTTTGTAATCTTTTTTAGTTGTGTCGTTTGAGAATTCTCTTGCTAATTGACACCACTTTTGTTTTTGAACACCCTTTGTTGTGTTACATTTACCCCAAAAGAAGTTTTGTTGAGCTTTTGATTCAAATTTCTCTCTAAGTTCGCCTTCATTGGTTGGCATTCCATCATTATTATCATTATCCCCATCATCAGTTCCAGGACCTACTTGAATAGGGTCTTGTGTTTCAGTTTCTTTATTTGGATCACTATCCACCTCAACTGATTCCGTAAATTCGGTAGTACCATCGGGATTAGTTTTTACAGTTTTAGTTCCTGGAGGAATTGGAATTCCTTTTGATATTTCTTGGGGAGTTGCAATTGTTTTTGTCATTGCCGATGTTATAGTCTCTACTTCTTTTGTTTCCTGTCTCATTGTTTTAAATTTCTCAACCAAAACTCTAATTTGAGGGTCGCTCATTTTAGAAAGAGTTTTTACATGAAGACCATTCTCAATTAAATAAACGATGTCTTTATTATTTTTCATAAATCACTTGTTTTTCAAATTGTAATACTATATCTCTTTCATATAGTTTATCTTTAACAATATCCTCAGTATCCCCAAATTGGAACACTAATCTTTTAACCAAAGAAAAATCAACATTATCGTTTTCTTTTTCCCAAGATAAAGCTAAAACCCCATCCATTGAGTCAATTACTGAAAAAACGTCCGAATCTTGCACCAATTCTAACACTATATTTTCATTTACTAATGTTCCCACTTTTTTTATGTGATCAATATCTGGAGGTCTTGGGTATCCATTTGATGGTTTTGAATCCCAATTCTCACCCCAAACCTCCAATGTGTCAGAAAATATAAACTCATAAATATTGTCCCCCTTATAGTTTGGACCCATTCCATTTATATATATTAATCTATTCATAGGATATCACCATATTTAGTAATTTTAACTTCACTAATACCTTGTTTAAAAATAAGATTTCCTTTATTTGATACTCCAAATAATTTAGATCTTGGGAATTCTTTAATGTATTCAGTTGCAGCTTCAATTTGGTCAATACTTTCCGATAATCTTATTATTTGGAATTTAGTGTCTTTATATTGTTTTTGAGCTCTTTCTTGTTGTTTTTTTTGATTATCTTTTTCTTCGTTTTCAGATAATATAAAATATTTTGAAAGGACCTTATCCACTGAAGACTCATTATATGTTCCGTTAGAGAATTGTGGTGGATTTACTAAATGTTTTCTTCCTTTTCTTCTTTCTCTGTGGTATTCGTCATCATCTTCTTCATCAATTTCTTGACCAAGAGATTTTCTCATTGCGGTATTAGCATATGCTGCTCCCATATAATCATTAAATGCTGACTCTAAATTATTATAACCCTCACCCATCTCACCTTCAGGTTCTTCAGGTGCCATTTCTTCATCTTCCATATCAACATTAACGTCACCATCTTCATCCTCATCGTCAGGACCTTCTAGTTTTGAAATAATTTGTTCTATATCTTTTTCACTTAGAACATCAACATCTATAGCAGATAAAATGGAGTTAATAACATATTTTACATCTTTAGATGAAAGTTCTTTTCCTTCCTCATAAGATCTTATTTTTTGGGCTAATTTTCCAACGAGTATTTGGATTCTTTTAATATCGGATACTTTTTTATCTTTCGGTTCATCATCATCCATACCTTCACCTGACCCTAAACCAGGTAATTCATCTTCACCATCCATTGGTGGCATTCCCGCATCGTCCATTGGTGGCATTCCCGCATCGTCCATTGGTGGCATTCCTGCATCACCCATTGGTGGCATTCCTGTATCACCCATTGGTGGTATTCCCGCATCATCCATTGGTGGCATTCCTGATTCATCCATTGGTGGTCCGGATACCGGAGGTGGAACATCTACCGGAGCACCCATTTCTGGTGCCGGTGCTGGAGGGGGAATATCCGCTGGTGCGGGCATTTCATTATCCGTTGTTTTTGGTTTAGGAACCTTTAGTATATACTTTTTTTTTTGCTCGTTAAATAACGAGGTCCCTTCTACATTTTCATATATCGTATTAAACTCTTTAGCCATTAAATTTAATTTCTTTAATGCTCTCGAATAAGATGGGTAATACTTCCTATTCTGAATCGGTTCAATATAATCCGCATCAGATTCGTTTATCGATAACTTAACAATATACCCTAATCTTTCTTTTACGATTTCATATGTGTTACCGTCAGCCAAAGATAAACTGTATGTTGTTAAGGATCCTTCATTAACTGATTCAGGTGTGTTTTCATTATAACGAGCAATTTCCATTATTCGTCTAATTTTATCCATACCTTCTAATTTTTCACTACCTATTGGTCTTAATCCTGACATAGTTTCTTTATTTTTAATAAATTATTTTTTCTTAATAAATATATTGATATTTGGTAATATTTTGTTTTTACAATTATTATTGGTTCATTGATAAACCTTTTTCCAATATTTTATGTGTTGCACCTCTTAGTTTTTCAAGATATCCATTTCTTCTTAAGATTTTAAATACTAGATTTTCTGAAGAATACTCACCATTTTTTTCTAAACCACAAGATCTAAACTTCCTAAGTTTTTCTTTATATTTCTCAATAAGGTCCTTAGCGTCCTCAATATCTTCATCTTCAATGTTCTCTAATACACCATCAATAATCCCCATCCATTGTTTAGCCTTCCTTTCAATGGTAGGTTTATCAATTGATATTTTTTCTTTTTTTGGTTTCATCGCCCACTCATTAAATAATAAGGAATAAACACCACTTGAGAAATGAGCTTCAGATTCATTCTCAACATATAACTCAACCTCATAACCAAAAAGTTTAATGTCGTAGTTTTTATTGAATAGCGCTTTCTTTAACATAAATAATTCCTTATAGAGCTCTAATTGTTCTGGTGGGTATTGTTGGAAATTGGTAATTATATGAACATCAAAATCGGAATACTTTGACCAATTATAATTTGCTAACGATCCCGTAAGAACAATATCGGTTACAACAATATCAACACCCAAATAATCTATAAATTGGTAAGCAATTTCTAATAACCTCTCCCTAATCTCATTCTTCATTTTATAATCCTGACCATTTGGTAATTGCCAAATCTTAGGATTTAATTCATCTTGAGTATCAAAACTTTTTATTAGTTTTTTAGTATCCATATTAATAAATACCTACAAATTATAGTTTTGTGTATTTGTAAGTTTTTGAAATATTCTTATTGAAGAAATTACCTTGTGATTGTGAAGATCTAAACTCTGTATATTTTTGGTGTGGAACATCTTCATATTCATATTTAACTCCGTTTTTAAACTCGGCAATCATTTTTTTAGTTAAGGTGTCATACTCTGTTCTTACGATATTAGATGACTCAATTTCATTTAAAATTTTTGTTCCTACAATTTGTTCTTTTGTTATTGCCATAATATTTTAATTTAACGGGGTTATGTCATCTATATGACGAAGTTTATTCATAATATAATAATGAACTTCGTCTCCGTCAACATTAAAACCATAATCTCTAATTGTTTGGTCTATTTCCCTTACCAATGGTGACATGCTTCTGTGTAATAACATTAAATCATTTGGATAATATGGTGGTTTTTCAATATCTTTTTGTGACCACCCTTCTCTTTGGAACACTTTTCTAATCTTGAAATAAGTTTTTTCTAACTCTCTTGTTAATTCCAAAGTTTCCGCAAATTTTTTCCAAGATTCCATACAAATAAATATAACACAAAAATTTAATTGTGTTGTTGGTAATTCAATTTTTTGACTTATTTTATGGTAAAACATTCAAATACTGACAAAATGTCAGTTATAAGTAAATAAACCTGACAAAATTACATTATGGACTTTTTATCTTTTTATTATTAGTATTAGAAAAAAGAAAAAATATGTTAGACTTTGTAGATGATAAGGGAGATAATGGGAAAAAGAAGCCGGATAGCGGAACACCAGTACTTGATAACTTTAGTAAGGATTTAAATAAATTAGCGGAAGAAGGAAAACTTGATCCAGTTGTTGGTAGACAAAAGGAAATCCTTAGGATTGCTCAGATTCTTTCAAGACGTAAGAAAAATAATCCAATTATAATTGGTGAACCTGGATGTGGTAAAACAGCCATTGTTGAAGGTTTAGCAATGATGATACATGGCGGAGAATGTCCAAAAAATTTATTAGATAAAAGAATCGTATCGTTGGATATGAACTCAATTGTTGCGGGCACCAAATATCGTGGTCAGTTTGAAGAAAGAATGAAGGTTATTATTGAGGAATTACAAAATAGTCCAAATATCATACTTTTTATTGATGAAATTCACACTATTGTAGGTGCGGGAAATAGTTCAGGTTCGTTAGATGCCTCCAACATATTTAAACCAGCCTTATCTCGTGGTGAGATCCAATGTATTGGAGCAACTACTTTGGATGAATATAGAACTAACTTCGAAAAAGATGGTGCGTTAGAGAGGAGATTTCAAAAAGTCGTCGTTGATCCATCAACCAAAGAAGAAACATTTGAAATCCTTAAACAAAGTAAATCAAAATACGAAGACCATCATAAAGTTATTTACAGTGATGAAACTCTTCGGATATTTGTTGAGTTGGCCGATAGATATATCACAGATCGTGAGTTTCCCGATAAGGCGTTTGATATATTGGATGAGGTTGGGGCAAGAATGCAAATAGATATTAAACTTCCCGAAATTATTGAAAACTTAAAACGTAAAGCTTCCGACATTAAATTGGAAAAAATTAACGTAATTAAGCGTCAAGATTATGAGCAAGCCGCAAATCTTCGAGATAGAGAGAGAAATGTTTTGACTAATTTAGAAATTGAGAAGAAAAAGTTTAACGAAGAACTTAAAATTAGTAAAAGAAATATACCGGAAGAATTAATCTATGAGGTTGTTTCCAACATGACCAAAATTCCAATTTCAAACATAAATTTAGATGAGAAAAACTCACTTATTAATTTAGATAAAAACCTTAACTCAATCGTTATTGGTCAAGAAGAGGCAGTTTTGAAAATCACAAAATCTATTCGTAGAAATAGAATTGGGATTAAAGATCCAAATAAACCGATTGGTTCATTTATCTTCTTAGGTTCAACAGGTGTCGGTAAAACATTCTTAGCAAAACAATTGGCAAAAGAAATCTTTGGTAGTCCCGATAATCTCATCCGTATTGATATGTCTGAATATCAAGAAAAACACACAATTTCTCGTTTGATTGGGTCACCTCCAGGATATGTTGGTCATGAAGATGGTGGACAACTTACAGAACAAGTTAAAAACAAACCATATTCGGTTATTTTGTTTGATGAAATTGAGAAAGCACATAAAGATATATTCTCAACATTATTACAACTTTTGGATGATGGACATATAACAGACTCATTAGGTAGAAAAATTAACTTTAAGAATTGTTTAATAATTATGACCTCCAATATTGGTGTTAAAAAACTACACGACTTTGGCACAGGTGTTGGATTTAAAAGTAATAATTCAAGTAATGTTATACAAGAAGAACAAAAGAGAGACATCCTTAAAAAAGAACTTAGTAAGTTTTTTGCCCCTGAATTCTTAAATCGTATTGATGACGTTATTGTCTTCAACTCACTTAAGAAAGAACACATTGACGTTATTACCAAGTTGGAGATTGATAGATTGTTAAAACGTGTTGAGGGTAAAAAATACAACTTTACTTACGACCAATCACTAATTGATTATATATCCAAAGTTGGGTTTGACGAAACATTCGGAGCAAGACCGATCAAAAGGGCAATCCAAGATAAGATTGAGGATTTAATTTCTGAGAAGATTTTAATGTCTGAAATTAATGAGGATGAGAACTACAATTTAACGATTGTTGATGAGAACGTAGTAATTGGTAATAAAGTTGATGAGGTTATTGTGGAAAAACCAAAAAGAGTTAGAAAAAAGAAGGAATAGTTTTGTAAACAAGAGTTATTTATAATATATTTGTAGAAACAAACAGAAACTATGAAAACTTTTTTATTATTTATTTTTATTTTTGTTTTCTTTTTCTTTTTTGGTCAAAATGTTGATCAATTAATAATTAAAAAAGTCAACGAATATCGTAAAGAAAACCTATTACCACCATTATGTTATTCTGAAAAAGCAAAAATTGCAAATAAACAGATGTTAAATTATATGGTTGAGACATCGACCATTCCTTTAGATCATTCCCAAAAAATACAAACATCTAATTCTAAGACGTTCGATAATTTTATAGATAGGATAAACTATGTTTACAATTTTGACTACATATGTGTTGGGGAAAATTTATGCACATTTATAAAACTTTCAACAGATGAGGAATGTGCAACAATGGCTTTAAACGTTTGGAAAAATTCACCTCCACACAATAAGTTATTGTTAAGTAGTCAATATGATGGTATATGTGTTGGTAGTAAAACATCCAATAAAATCACACAAGGTGGGGTAACCTACACCAATGGTGATATTTTTTATTGTGTTTTAACTATGTTTAAATAATTATAGACTATTTAGTCAACGACACAACCAAATCGGTAATATCTGTACCTTTTGGGGAATTTATCACTTTATCTTGTCCAGTTCCCTGTCCTAATGTGAATGTTTTTCCGGTTGTAAAATATCTTAGTTCATAGGTTCTCTCCATCCCATTATCACTAACATTCTCCTTATCTATCACTGTTATGTTACCATCCTTTATTAGTTGTACTATTTTAGGGTTGGATTTAAGTGAATTTGAATTGTAAAGGTTAATATATTCCTCAGGTGTTGCAGTTGTTACTGCTGCCGCCACAACTGGTTTTGCAGCTTCAGGACAATTCCAAGCGTAATTAGGTTTTGTTTTATTTTTAAGATTAGCACAAAATGTTTTTCTCCATTTTGCTAAGTTATCGTAAATAGGTTTACATGCAACATTAAGTTTATTCTGATATCCTGGTATTAACCCTAACCCCGCAGCGGTAACTAAATTATTATTTCCGTCAACTATTGCGCCGGCTTTTTCAGCTGGTGTTTGTTTATCTAGTGGGAGATCTTTGTTAGACACACAAGTGTAATAATATTGTTTTCCATATTGACCATTAGAATTAATAACATTAAACGGTGCATCAATCATTCCCGTTGCAATTTCGGAAGGGTCTCTAGGAGAGGCAACTATATCCCCTTCTTTTTTATCTTCTTCAAGTAATATTCTTTTCTCCGACATCATTCTTCCCTCCAACATCAGATTGGCTTGTAGTATGTGTCTAATTTTACTATAACTTCTATTCATAATATATATTTTTTATTTTAATTTTAATGCCAATTATTTCCGTAATGACTTGTTTTTGATTTAGTTTTGTATTTGCGAGAACAACTTGAACTTTTTCTTCTTCGTTTTTTTCGTTTACCATCAGAAGATGTTGTGTTTTCCCAACATTCGGGATTTTCAACCTCCACATTTATATCAATTAACTCATCCATATCATCTTCCTCTTCATTAATAACACGTCTTACAATACGAACTAAATCATTTTCTGTTAGTCTTACAATTTTCATAATTATATTTTTAATTATAAATACTTGGTATTATCAAAAAAAAATGATTATCTTTGTAAAAACAATATATGATGAATATAGATAAATTTAAAGAATTACTTTCAGTCCCAACCAAAACTTATGAAGAGACTAAGATGGTTGAGTATATCATGTCATCAATTAGTGATATGGATGGTGTTACCCTTACTTGTGATGAACACAATAATATCTACGCAACAAAAGGAACGTTAGATGAAGGTGAATTCTATCCAATGTTTATTTCCCACACAGATACGGTACACGAACTTGTTGATGAAATTATCGTTAAAGAAGAAATGTTATCAAGACCAAACACATTTGGAAAAACTTTTGATAAAGAACCTGTCCCATGTTTAAAGGCATACAATGAAAAAGGAAACCCAACGGGTATTGGTGGTGACGACAAATGTGGTATTTTTATCTGTTTGGAATTGCTTAAACAATTGGATAAAGTAAAGGTGGCCTTCTTTGTGTCAGAAGAAACTGGTTGTCATGGATCAAGAAACTGCAATGTTGATTTCCTTAAGGATGTTGGGTATTGCGCCCAATACGATGCGCCTGGTGACCACTTGATATCATTATCTTGCTCAGGAACACAGTTATTCGACGTTGACGGAGAGTTCTTTAAATTGGCTCTACCATCAGTTATAAAGTCATTTAAAAATGAAATGATGGTTCAGTCTCACCCTTATACGGATATCATGCAAATCAAACAAAAGTCCGATTTTTCTTGTATTAACATTTCTTGTGGATACTATAATATGCATACATCAAATGAGTTTGTTTGTGTTGACGATGTTGTACGAGCAATTGAGGCCGGCAAAAACTTGGTTAAAGATCTGGGTCTTAAAAAATACGGATTTGAATATAAACCATTTGTTTATCCAACTTATGATAAGTTTGAGGACGATGATATTGTCGAAAGTGAGATTGATAAGATCCATTCATTGGTTTCAGTTGACGTGTTTGAGGAAGAATGTGGAATTATGATATCGGACGTTTATGATGGAACAGGATTGTTTATTGACAATGACGATTGTTTTAAACTTTATGAAATTTTACAAGAAAGGATATACGGATCTAACTAGTTCTATAATCCATTGGGTCAAATAATCCCGGTTGGTTGATGAGATTCAATAAATCTTTAAGTGGTAGTTCTCCTTGTTTGTCTTCACCCCAAGAATTTTTTAACTTAATGGTATATTTAATTTTTAAATTATCAGGATCTATTGAATTGAGTCTTATTTGGTATTTATCATTATATGATTTCATTGGTAAAAAATTACCAAATCCACCCATATCTATTACTTTTGTTAATACCTCAAAATATTCAGTATCAAAATCCTCC